GGTACTGCACGACGTTGTAGGTAAAGGAATCGTAGTTATCCAGCATCAGCAACATAATTATACCAACCTATTGATATACAAAGACTTTCCTGCAATTGCCTCTATTTGATACCCGCTCATGTACCCGCTATTTGTTTTGCTGGGGCGAGCATCGAAGTAATGCAGTCTTCGGAGTGATGTGTCACGCACGCCATCGCCAACGGGCGTGGCCTTTAATCACTCGCATCAGGAGGGAGTTGCTGATTTTCACAGGAGATCTCGTTTACAGGCCGACGCAGAGGGTACGTCGGTTACCCGTACAGTATCACTATACCGTGCGCGCCTAAAACCTCAGCAAGCCGAACGAACAGGGTGCAGGCAGCCTCTGATTGTGAATTGGGCCGCGGAGGAAATTCTATGTGCGGACGAATCACACAGTACCGACACGCAGTCGACTACCTGAACCAACTTAACCTGACGACGATCAGCGCGCCGCCCTCTGAGCCGCTCGGGCGGTATAACTTGCCACCGCAGTCGATGGTCCAGCTGCTGCACCAAGACGACGATGGGTTGCGAATGGACGGGGTGCGTTGGGGATACGCCCCGTGGTGGGCGCAGGGGAAGAGACCGCCGGCGATCAATGCCAGGGTGGAGACAGCCGCGACGAGCAAGTTTTTCCGCGACATCTGGAAGGCCGGCCGCGCAATCGTGCCCGCGGATGGGTGGTTCGAGTGGAAGAAGGACGAAGCCAACCCGAAGATCAAGCAGCCCTACTACATCACGTTGAATGGCGGCGACCCGATGTTCTTTGCAGCGCTGGGGCAGTTCTCACGCGGTGGGCTACCGCCGAGAGATGGGGACGGCATGGTGATCATCACCTCGGCCAGCGACGCCGGAATGGTCGATATTCACGACCGGCGCCCGCTCGTGCTCTCAGCCGAGTGCGCAGCCCACTGGTTAGACCCGGAGCTATCGCCTGAAGAAGCCGAGGAGATCGCGCTGGAGCACGGGCTGTGTATCGAAGAGTTCACCTGGTATCCCGTGCCTGCCGCCGTTGGCAACGTGCGCAACGATGGCGCGCATCTCATCGAAAGAATCAGTGACCCTGCGCTGTAGCCAGCGGTCTGCCCGGTATCGATCATCACCCCTCTCGCCTGATACTGTATATGAATACAGTATCAAGGCGTGACGATGGGACGGGATATCTCGCAACCGGTGCGAAATGACAGTTCGCTGGAGCGATGGCGGGTCATGCTCGACGACACCAAGCTGTTACGGGACATGCCGAGGATCTACCGCGACAACCTGTTGAACCTGAGTGAGGATCTACAGCGCCGCGGCGTCATCGATTGTCTTGAGCGGTTCGACATGGATGAAATGGCGAATGCCGCGTACGAGCATGAGATCGAAGAGCAGCTTGTACTTCGCCGGTACTACATAGGGCCCGGTAATTACAAACTGCTGCAGGACGGGGCGCGAGTTGGCGAAGCCCGAGGCTGCCGCCTGTACCTGGGCGCCTCCACGCGCGATTTGCCGCCAAACATGTATACCGCTCGGATAGAACGCACGGGCAATGGGTTGGAGGCAATCAGCAAGTACTTTGAGGTGGTGGGCCGCGTAGAGGGCAAGGAATACATTACGGCCGACGGCGAGGTTTACGAGCTGGTCGAAACGTCGCGGATCGTTGTCAACGTGGAAACCCATGCCATCGATGACCCCGATATCTACCGGGCCCTACTCGATGCGATTCAGCACACCGCCGAGCGCGGAGACATACAACGGCACGACAGCCTAACGACGCGAGCCAGCATTTCGGTGTTCATGCCCTGCCCCGCCTGCGAGGATGTCTTCAGCAGGCGGGAAGACTGCATTGAATGCAACGGGCGAGGCTTTGTTACGGAATCCCCAGCTCGGTTTCGCTGGCGGTGCTAGTGGGCAACCGCCCTTGCCCTTTCATGCAGATAGCTGATCTCACTCGGCCGTCTATGGCGCTGCGGATATGCCGAACAGCCTATCCGGCTGTTGCTCTTAGCTAGAAGCAACGGCATCACTGGGCCGCTGGTACTCATGCTTTCTGACACAACCAACCCAACGTCAAGCCAGATCACCCGCTGCCGTTTAGCCCAACGGAGCAAAAGCATATAGCCAGAAAAGCGTAGATCCTGAATCGCTCCAAGTACGTACAGGAACAATGCTCGTAGCGCTTGGCAACCAAGAACGATCCCAGTCTAGCGAGCTTTTCTCACCGACCCACCAATGCGCAACTCTAGCACTCCAAGTTTCAGCCAGGATTACCCGATAGGCTTGCCTTCTGCCAGACAGGCGCAAACAAAGATCATCCAATACGGGCTGTAGATTGGAGCTAGTCATCCGCTCGTAGTCTAGCTTAAGTTCCTGTAGCTTTTCTGCGCTATAAAGCCGTTTTGATTCGATAAAAAGAGCCAGATAAGGGTCGAACATTAAAGCATCTACATGTTTGCCGTAGACTTTTCTCTCTTGGTCAAAAAACGGTATTTCCATAAACGCGCACGAGGCCTTGCGCCTTTCAAACGCCTTTGCCATCTGATACGTAAGGTTTCGCTCGTTAAATCCATTCTTACCCCAAGCTGGGTAAAAATAGTTCAGACTTTTATCGAGCGTAGCGGCGGCATCGGCAATTACGCTGTGTATGATCTTACTCATTCGATTTACAGACCAAGTTCGCTAACCTTCCACAGCCGCAACTCGTCGCTCTCTGCCAATATCCAATCAGGATGTCCCGGCAGCAACCTAATTCGCTCCGCACAACAGAAGCCGTCACCCGTTTGGCGTCCGGAAAAATCGTAGATAGCTACCTCGTCATCCATAGGAATCAAAACATGGTTACGAACCACAAGGCCCTGCCCCCACGCCTCAGTTTGTCGCAGATTGAATGACGCGAGTTGTTCCGAGCCATTGGTTACAGAAACGTTATACTCGTCATCATCGTTATAGATTTTCTCATAATTGACGAGAAGACCTGATGAAAACCCAGCAAACGAGTCCGCAGGCCAGTCCGAAAAACTATAGCCTGCAAGCCCAAGCTCTTCATACGAAAAGGCCGCAGCCTCTATCCGATCACCATATTCTTCTCTCACAAGCAACAAGCCCTGCGAGTTGAATTGGAACCTTGGCAGGTCTGCCGACTTAAATGGCTTCGCCAACTCAGGCGGCAAGACACTAAAGCGGGAATTGACTATTAGGTGCCTCCCTAGTGCCCGCTTATTTTTATATCCTTCCGGATGATCGTAAAACTCGACCGCACCTTCATTGAGATCCGTAACGCACAGCTCTTGAAGCGTCGAGGCACCGGATTTGTTCTCACCGTAGAAGACAAACCGAGACATTGAATTATCGGCGCCTATGATTCGGCCTCTACATTCGGAAGCAAAAGATATACTACTGCTATCGCTAAAGGCATCAGCAATCCATTGATAAGAAAAGTAGCCAATGGCAATAGGCGTACCTACGGCAATAACCACCCCAAACAATATTAAATCCAGACTTTTCTTTAACACCGCTGCGCTATTCATACCGATGCCTTCATCCCTGCGATCCGAATGACAGCATTGTGCCACCTTTCGTGGCACTCATCAGCTATGGCGCTCGGCCAGACACGGTTCTAGCCCAGCCTTGTAAGTACTCGAGCTTCGCCCGGTCCTCGATCATGGCTCGGCGGATATCCCAAACAGCCTGTCCAGCTGCTGCACTGAGTTCGACGCTGGCTGCATCGCCCAAGCTGCCGGCACCGGCGGTTTCGGACACGACCAGGTCAGCGCGGGCGAGCTTGATCTCGATGCGCAGCCGCTTACGCTCATCGTCAGCAGCAACATAGAGACGCTCAAGGCGATCGTTTTCGGCGTTGGCATGGGTCAGCTTCCAAGTTGAGGTTTCGTCAATGGCGGCCAGTTGCGCCTCGAGGCCGAGGCGTGCTTCCTGCTGCTGCCGGATGACCGTGGCGTTGGCTTCCGCCACGGTGCGGACAAAGCTTTGATGCTCCGCGGCCTGCTCGGCCAGCCGCTTGCCGTAGCTGTTGGCCTGCCACTGCCAGGTGCCGGTAGCGGCCACCGCCATCAACAGCGCAACCACCAACCCGGCGGCGAGCAGCTTGTATTGCGGTGGGATCAGATCCGTCAGGCTCATACAATCACCTCACGCGCCCTGCCCCACAGTTCACGGCGCTCGGCCAGGCCGTTTGTACCACCGTTGATGATGCGGGTGATGGCAACAAGGTCGTTCGCGTCGGCGAGCACATTCAGCCCTTTCACGAACCAGAACCAGCCGGCCGACTCTGCCGCCCACTCGGGCTGCTCGAGCAGCTCGGGCTCTTTAAGGAGCCGGTCATCGCCGAACAGGCCGACGCTGCACTTGAGGTAGTTGAACCTGCCGGTGATCTGAATCAGGCCCCGTCCGCGGTACCGCTGACCGTCGCCATCCGGTTCGGGCGTGTTGCCGAGGCGCTCCGCTAGCCTGCCGGTATCGTACTTGGCCAAGTAGTTGTCGCCGCCCAGCTCGCGCACGTAGTGCAACTGCCCGGACTCGTGGCCGATCTGTGCCAGGAACGCAGCCATGCGCTTGGGCGTGTTGATCTGCCAGCGATGGCTCATCGCGTTGATCGCAGAAACAAAAACGCCCGCGTTTCGGCGGGCGTTGGGCATCACGTGCAGCAGCTGCTGCTCGGTTATCTGCATGGCATTCTCCAGGCATAAAAAAGCCCGCACTGGGCGGGCTATGAATCAAATGGGAAGCTTGTCGAGCGCGGCCTCGATCCGCTTTCGCTGATCAGGCGGGAGCGGCGGGTCAAGTTCCAGCCACTCGAGCAATCGACCATGGGCGACATCTCGGTAATCCGGCTGGTCTAGCGCAGCGATCATGTCATTGAAGTAGCGTTCGTTATCGACCATCAAGGGCCTCCGTTAACCGGCAAATCCGGCCCAAGGAGCATGGCGTCACGACACAGCGAAGGGTGTATTTTGTCGACCCATTTCAGAACACGTAAGTCACCGGTACCTGACCGGGGCGCACGATGCTTGGCGTGGGCTGTGGTTCGCTGCGGTCACCGGCCCCAACTGAGCTGGTGAGCAAAACGAGGGTGAGCAGAGAAAGCGATTTCATGAGCAATCATCCTTGATGCTAGGGAGAGCGGATTATGTAACTGATTTGCACCCGCTCGCCGCGAAGCACTTCTCAAGGCGTCACTCCACCGCCCCGCTACGCAATGAACAGCCGCGCAAACACTGCCGACACGTTGCCCTTGTTGGTAAAACTCTACGTAATTGCCGGCATAGTTCAGGCTGAACGAGGTCGGCGAGGCGCCGTGCAGGCGCTCCACTCGCTCAAAGACCCGACACATCAGCCACCAAAAGCGACATAGGCACCCCGCCATTTGGCGACCTGTTGAAGTTGCCCGTGCCGCCGGCATAGCGGGTCTGCCCTGTCTGGATGACAGACGAGTAAAACGAGCCATCGGCCGCTAGGTGCATGCCGCGCACATGCCGCCAGGTGTCAGTCCAGAAACTGCCCCCGTCGGTCAACTGTGCGCTGGTCCAATAAGCGCGGGCGCTACCCAGCGCGAACGCCTCGGCGCCGGTGTAGGACGTTGGCGCTGAAAGCGGCTTGTATACATGCGTACCGCCGGCAGACTGATAGCTGTCGCCAGCCACCTCGACCCGCCCAAGAACGCGCAAGAAAGGCCGAGCGGTGCTGAACTTTAGCGCGCCACTCTCATCGCACAGTTCCAGGCCATTGGCGGCGGGCAGGGCATCGGGAGGACCAAAGGACCAGTACTCAATCCACCCCGCAATAGGGCCGCCCCCTGACCACCACCCGTCTTTATATTGCCCTGGGCTAGCCATTTTCAGCTTCCCGGCAATTTCGATTAGGGGGTACTGGCTGCGATAGAAATTGACGACGCCGCCGGGCGCCATTGGAACGGCTATCCCGCCAGCCGGGCACTGAACAGTTCCCTTTCCATAAAAGCAGAGATTGGCGAAGTCGCTGCCGATCAGCGTGTAGCCGTCGTCGGTCAAGAAATCGAACCCAGTCATCGGATGCACACCATAAGTCTCGCCTCGTTTGCGAACTCGGGCCAGGCGAAGCCATCCCCATAGGCCCAGCTGATCGTTGTTCCGCTTCGGGTAATCGTTAGTAGGCGGCTCCCACCTTGGAAATAAACGAACTCCAAGGCGGCAGGGTCGAGGCTTGGATAATCCCGCGATCCCGGAACACCCAGAGCAATAGGATTAAGTACATCGACGAGGCGCGCATACCGTTGCGTCCAGCTAAGCAGCAACCCACCCGCCGGCATAAACATCTCCATTCCTGTCGGCATTACCACGTCCCCAATCGCATCATTAAATTCCCGCTCGGATACCACATGCGCAGCAGCCCCGGTTTCAGCTCTAAGCGGGCGCCGCCCGCTACCGCGCTGTTGATTTCAAAGGTGCCACTCTTGTCCAACCGCCAGCCCTGCTGCCCGGCAACGTAGTTGGTCGACTGCAGCGCCGTGGCGATTTTGGCCATGTCGATGGTGCCGTCGCCGATCACCGCCGAGTTGATAAACACCTGCCCGCCCTGAATCACGAACGGGGTGGTGATCTGCCCGTTGGCCACGTTGATGACGGCAAAGCGGTCGGCCTGAAACAGCACTTGGCTCTGCATGCCGCTCGGCGTGTTCTCGATGCCGATGCCCATGCCGGCGGCGTAATACTGCCCGCCGCTGGTCACGCCCAGCTTCACCGAGTACATGGCCGACAGCTTGCCGTCGGTGGTGGCCTGCGCCTGGCTGACGGTTTGCACCGAGGCCGACGCGCTGTCGGCCTTTGCCTGGGCTGTGTCGATACGGGTCGACAGGGCGCCGTCTGCGTTCGCGCGGGCGGTAGCCTCGGTTTGCAGCGCAGCGGCGATATCGCCATCGACCTTGGCCGTCAGGGTGTCGACGCGAGACGCTAGGGCGCTGTCGGCGGTGGCGCGGGCGGTCTGCTCTGCGGTGATCGCCGCCGCGTTCTGCCCAACCTGGGCGGTGACCGCGTCAATCCGCACGCCCAGGGCCATGTCTTCGGACGCGCGCGCGGATTGCTCCGACCACACACCCGCCAGCACTGTCGTGCTGCCGGCATTCCAGCCGGTATCACCCGCCAGCGGCGGGTTGATCTGCGCGTACACGCCGTCGACCCGCGTCGCCAGGGCGCTGTCGGCATTGGCGCGGGCGGTTTGCTCGGCGGTGATGGCTGCCGTATTGCTCGCGGCCGTGGCCGTTACCGTGTCGATGCGCTGGCCCAGCGCGGTGTCTGCGTTGGTGCGGGCAGTCTGCTCGCTGGTGATCGCGGCAGCATTGGTCGCGTTGGCGGCCGTTACCGTGTCGATCCGCTGACCCAGCGCGGTGTCGGCATTGGCGCGCGCGGTTTGCTCGGCCGTGATCGCCGCCGTATTGCCTGCGGCCGTGGACGTTACCGTGTCGATGCGCTGGCCCAATGCCGTGTCGGCGTTGGTGCGCGCGGTCACTTCTGTCTGAATGGCCGAGGCGTTGCTATTGGTCGCCGCGGTTACCGTGTCGATGCGCTGGCCTAACGCCGTGTCGGCATTGCTGCGCGCGGTTTGCTCGGCCGTCACGGCAGCGCCGCGGTCTTGGGCTTCCTTGAGGATCGCCGCCGCCCGGTCCTGGGCCTCTTTGGTCAGCGCCGCGGCGCGGGCATCGGTTTCGGTCTTGATGCGCGCAGCCACCGTGCCGGCCGTGGTGCTTGGACCGTCGATCAGGCCGATTCGCGTCTGCAGCGCTTGGGCCAACTGGGTCTCTGCGATCTGCCCGGCCAGGGCGTTGAGGAGCTTGCCGGCGTCCGAACTGGCTTGACCCATGATCCAGCCCGACCACGGCCCGACGTTGCCGGTACGGTCCACCAGACGGCCACGGAAATGCAGCGTTGCCCCCGCCGCCAGGTTGGTGACGCTGTGCCGGCTGGCCGGGTACGGGTAGTCGCCCAGGTGCATGGCGCCGGTTGCGCTGGCCGTGGTGTTGTACTCGATTTCGGTGCGCTGGGTATCGGCCGCGCCCGTGGCAGGAAATGCCCAGGCCAGGCCGATGCCGAACAGCTCCGGCGTAGTGGTCAGCGAGGCCAGCGCAGGCGGCGCACCGACCTTGCCGGCCAGGGTGGTTTCGGCGCTGTACGCCGCAATCGAGGCCACGCCCAGCGGGTTAACCGCGCGCACGCGCACCAGATAGCGCCCGGCATAGATGCCCGGCACCTCGAACCCAAGCCCCGAGGCGCGCGGGACGGCAATCCACTGGCCGTCATCCTTGCGCCATTCGGCCTCATAGGCCACCGCCCCCGTGGCCGCCTGCCAGGCGGCGCGCAGGGTGGTCACGGCGATGCCCTGCACAACATGGGTAAAGCTCGTTACCGTCACACCGGCAGGGGGCGCCTGCACCCCGAGCGGCACCACGGAAACCGGGCGGTTCTCCAGCCGCGCGCCGGTATCCACGGCGGCATATTTGTTCGGGTCGTGCTGCACCGCGTTGATTTCAAACTCGCCCGACTCGGGCCGCTTGATGCCCAGTACACGGTAGAGCTGCGTCGTCAGGTCGGCCGCGTCGAGCGTCCACACCGCTTGCGCCTGCGGCACCTGGCTGTATTCGGTCGTGACGGTAACGGCGCGGCCGGTGACGCTCTGCACCGTGCGCCCTTCGGCCACGCCGCTGGGCAGGTTCACCACCAGCCGGTCGCCGGCTTTTACCTGGGTGTCGCGGTCGAGCGTGATCTGCCGCCCCGACACAAGGCTGATACGCCCACCCAGCGGGCGACCGACCAGCAGCTCGTCGGCCACGGCGATGATGTGCCCCGGCAGCGGAATGGCGCCGTCGAGCCCCACGCGGAACGAGACGCCACGGTCGCGGCTGTTGGTCAGCAGCGCCCACTTTCCGGCACGCGCGGCCTGGCTGCGGCGGGTGCAGCCGATGGCCGAGATATCCAGCTGGTTGACGCCGTAGCGGCGCACCAGTTCGTTGTCGGCCACCGGCTCGATGTCGCTCTGATAGCCGTTATCGGGGTCGTCGAAGCTCACCAGCGCCATGCTGTGCCGGGTTTTCTGCGAGGTGCCGGTATAGGTGAATTTGCCGTCGATGACGTTGGCGCGGGTGAACTGGTAGTCAACGTCGCGCGGCATGTCGGCGATGGCCGTCATCTGCGAGTTCGCCCAATAGCTCATGCCGCGGAATATCGCGGTCAGGTCGCGCAGCGCGACCCAGGCGTCGGCCTTCGACTGGAAATAGACGTTGCAGGTATAACGCGGCTCCTGCCCGCCCTTCCCGTCGGGCACAAGCTGGTCGCAATGCTGGGCGATGCGGTACAGCTCCCACTTGTCGACCTGCGCCTGGGTGATGCGGCGGCCGAGGCCGAAGCGCGGCGACAGTACGAGGTCGTACCAGATCCACGCCGGGTTATCCGTCCAGGCCCATTTAAAGGTGCCGTCCCACACGCCGGTATAGGCGCGGGCCTCGGGGGTGTAATTGCTCGGCACGCGGATGACGCGCCCGCGCGTTTCGACCGACACCTGGGGGATGGATTGGAACTGCGACGCATCGAACTGCACGAACAGCAGCGCGGTATTGGGGTAGCGCAGTTTCGCGTCGATGATTTCGGTGATGGCCTCCACGCGCATGGTGTCGGCGATCAGGTTGTCGTCTTTGTTGATCGTCAGGCGGCGCACACGCACCTGCCAGCTGGCGGCGCCGGCCGGCAGGTCGATACGGTGCGAGCGCTCGTATTTGCTGGTCGTCTTATCGTTGAGCGTGTAGGCGGCCACCTGGGCAAAGCTGCCGCCATCGCTGGCCAGGTCGATGGCGTAGTCGATGCGATAGCCCACCACGTCGCCGTTGCTCAACTGCTGCTGCAGCGAGGGCCACGACAGGCGCACGCGCACCGCCGACAGTTGCGGGTTGGTGACCGCGCGCACCCAGGGCGTGGCGCTGCGCAGCTCGACGCCGATGCCGGTTTCATTCTCCACCGCCGGCAGGCCGGCGATATGGGTCTGGTGCGGCGTGCCGGGGCGAAACTCCCATTTCACGCCGGGGAAATTCTCGGTCCCATCGGCCGCCAGTACGGGCGTGCCGTCCAGATAGATATCGCGGCCGTCCAACGTGCCGCCCGCGCCGCCTGCGAACTCGCCTTCGCCCAGGGCCAGCAGCACTTTGGCATAGGCTACCGACCGCACGCTGTCGGGGGCCTGAACCGGGGTGCGCGGGGTTTCTTCGCCGCCCTTGCGGCCTCTGATCTGCGGTGCCATGGGGTTTTCCTTTGGACGAAAAAAAGCCCGGCGCAGGTGCCGGGCTCGGGGCGTGTTGGGGGTGGTTACATTTGGTCTTCGGCGTAGATGCCGCCGGAAATGATGGCGCCGCCGATCCGGCGCTTGCCGTACAGCAGGCCGACCGGGTTACCCATGGCCACCGTGTTGACCGGGCCGCCGAACGCATAGCTCGGCGTATTGGCGGCATCCTCCCGCCCGCTCAGGCCCTTGGCCTGCGGTGACAGCATCTGCATGACACCGCCGAAGGCCATGCCCGCGCCCATGGCCACCAGCCAGGGTTGGCCAAAGTAGACGCCGACCACCACCAGCACGGCGCCGAGGATGGTCTGAAAAAGGCCCTGCTTTTTGCTGCCGACCACCACCGGGGCGATGCGAATGTCGCCGCTGCCGCCGAACTGCAGCTGCTGTTCGCCGACCTGCTGGCGGCCTTGGAACACCGCATAAACCAGCCCGCGTTGCTTACTGGTGGCCAGGTACTGTTCCAGCCCCGGCAGCTGGGTGCATAGCGCGCGAATGGCCTCGGCGGGGCTCTCCACGGCCAGCTTGAAAACGCGCCCGAAGCGCGCGCCCAGCACGCCATACAGCCGCACCGTCCGCAGTTGATTCATGCTGCCCCCTTGTAGCGCACCACCAGCGTGGTGCGGTCGAGCCAGTAGCCGCCATAGGCCACGGTGCCGCTCAGCCGCCCATACAGGTGGTGCAGCAGCTGGCCGTCGCCGAGGTAGATGCCGCCGTGGTTGGTCTTTGGCGCCTGAACCTGCATCAGCACCACGTCGCCGCGCTGCAGCGGGCCGGTGGCCGGCTCGAAACCGGCATCGGCGAACAGGTCGCGATAGTGGTCGGCCTCGCCGTTCCACCATTCATCCGCGCGCGGGTAGTCGGGCAAGGCGATGCCATATTCGAGCTGGTAAAAGCCGCGGATCAGCCCGTAGCAGTCGTAATCTGTGCCATGCACGAAGGGGCGGCCGACCAGCGGCGGCACGCCGTCTGCTGGCAGCAGGACGTTCAAGTCGCCTTCCGGCCAACTGAGGATGTACCAGGGCACGTCGCCGGCATTGCACAGCGCGACGTCGGTGTCGCTCGCGCGGCTGGTGGCGTCGGGGTGTGAATGCACCACACCGATGACGGTGCCCAGGTCCTCGGCTGCGGCGTAGTCCTCGGGGGCCAGCTCGAAGCGGTCGCGGCCTTCGGCGGCCAGGTTGCGGCAGGGCAGGTACTGGTGCCGGCGGCCGATCTGCACGACCAGGCCGCAGCACTCGCGCGGGTATTCGGCGGCGGCGTGTTTGCGCACCGCGTCGAGGATGTGTTTTCGCATGCTTATCGCCTCAAGAGGGCTGCACCGGGAAAGCCGCCATGGCTCAGCGGGTTGTTGGCGCCGAAACGGGCCTTGCAGTCGCTCAGCAGGCCGCCGCAGCGATCCTGCGCGGGGTCGTCGGTTGGGGTGCCGTCCAGCGTGGCCACCGGCCCGCCGGCATAGCCGCAATCGGCGCCGCGGTACTCGCCACACATGGCCCAATGGCACAGCCCGTGGATCTGCCGCGCGGGGATCTGCAGGCCCTGCACGTCGCCGGGCGAGTTGAGGGTGAACTGCACCACCTCGCCGTCTTCGCGGGTTTTCTGGTCGATAAACCACGTTTCGACCCGCTCCTGGGTCGGGTCGGCCGCCGGGTTGCCACCCTCGAAGTTCGCAGCGTCCAGGTAGTGCGCGAAGGTGTATCGAATGGCGACCTTCGCCTGGGCCAGGTCATCGAAAGCCAGGCACAGCGCGGTGATGGAGCTGTCGATATTGCCCACGCTCAGGCTCGGTTCGGGCGCGCCGCCGTCGCCGGTTACCTCCAGCCCGTCGACCTTGACCGGCCAGGCGCGGTATTCCTGCCCCTGCCACCAGATCGACTTGGCCGGCAGCGCCTCGGGGGCGTCGGCCGCGGCGGCCAGCTCGGCCGGGGTATGCGCGACGTTGTGGCCATGGAACCGCGCCACGTCGCCCCCGAAGGCCGTGCAATCGACTTCGAGCAGCATGATTTCGCTGCCGGGTTCCAGCAGCTGCACGTCGGCGTTTATGCCCATGGGTCAATCCCCGTTGTCGGGTCGGTTGAAACGGAATCCGCCGCGCGCATCGAGCTGCCAGCCCTCCCCTTCAATGACAAACCCCGCACTTGGCGGGGTTTGTGGGGGTGGCGTGACGGGTGGCGGCGAGTGTTCGCGGGCCAGCTCGCCCAGGTACGCGAGCTGGCAATGGCGCAACTCGCCCAGGCGGTCGCGCCAGAACAGCCGATTGATCAGCCACTCCGCCGCCCGCCAGCGGCGTTTCGCGGGCGTGCGCAGCCTGGCGCTACGGTAGGCACGGCTCGACAGGGTTTCGTCGACGTAGCCCCACAGCAGCGCGTTGGCGAGCTGGTCGAGGGCGATCAGCAGTGACAGCCAGTAGGGCCGGCGGCCATAGCGGGCTTGGTAGGCCTCGGCGTCTAGCTTATTCATCGGCAGCCACCCACAGTTCGGTTTGCCGTTTGCCGGCCAGGCGCAGGGCTTCGCGCAGCTGGTCACGGCTGACCAGGGCGGGCGTGTTGTCGCTCAGCACCCAGGGGATGGTTTCGCCGGGGTCCATGACCGACACCGAGCGGGCCATGCGGGTCTGGCTGGTCTCGTCGCCGTCAAAGCGCAGGCCGTCGACCTCCACCACGATGCCGCGCACGGCCTCGGCGCGCGCTGCTTTCCAGGCGTCACGGGCAGCCTGGGCGGACTGCTGCGCCTTGTCTTCGGCAGTGATCATCTGGGAAAAGTCGATGCTCATGCGGGCAGTTCCTCGTCGAGTTCGGGCAGGGGTTCCGGCTCCGGCACGGGATCGGCCGGCAGCGTTATCGGGCCGTCCTGGGTGACGCGGATCGGTTCAGGGAACGCGACCGCTTGCGACGGGTTCGGGCCATGCGGCAGGCGCAAGGTCAGGCGCATCTCACCGTCAATGCGCGACACGGGGCCGGTGATCCAGTCCGAGGCGATGGCTTCGGCGGGCAGCGTGGCACCCTCGGGCAGCGGGCCAAAGTCAAAGGGCACGCCGTTGAGGGTCAGCACTTCGCCGGTCAGCGAAGCGGTGATGGTTTCGTCTAAACGGACGGGGGATAGGGTGATGTGCATGGCTTTCTCCGATTAGTACCAGCGGCCTTTAGCAACAGGGCATAGGATCTGGCTGGTAGGTGATGGAGTCGGGGAAATCGCCCGTAGGTTTACGTTTGTGGTGCCGACGTTCGTTGCCGACAGCAGCCCTACCGCCCCCGAGTCGTAGCTGATGCCAGTAACGACCGGCGTTTCACTGAACGACGCGGGGTACTGCCACGCCGTGTTTGCCGATTGGTAAAGCCCGGAAGAACTCCCCCACGCCGACCTAGTCGCACTGCTGGAATGCGTTGATTTCCAGCACTCCTGTGTCCCGTCGGCAAACCGCACGTACTCCCCGTTCGCATTGCTACCGCGCTCGATGATTGCCCCTGTCAGGGCGCCGGCGCCGGACCGAGAAACAGTGCCGATGACGTTACCGGTGTGATAGGTCGTCTCCCCCCCGACCCGGAAGGTCTTCTGCACAGACAGCGGGGCAATGCTGTTGTATACCTCGGCGTTCAGCACCGCGGCTGTGTTGCGGTTGTAATACTCGATGCACAGCAGCTGGTTCGAGTCGACTGACACTGCTCTGCCTTCGAAGAAAATTCCTGCACCGTAGGCGGATGCATGGTACGGCACTATGAGGGCGGCGTACTTAACGCCCTGATACGTACAGGACACAGCTTGCCATGGCTCGGCCGGGGACCCGCCCAGATCATAGAGCGACGTGGTGTGGGCGCTATAAGCAGATGACGACACAACCTCGACGCATGTCTGGTTCAAAAATGATGTGGCCGCCCCTCGCGTTGCGGTAATTTTGCCGTCAACTATGGAATACGGCAGCAGCGACGACACGTAAAGCGGGTGCAGCAGAATCAGCCGGTCGCAGTAGATGCTATAGAAACCTCCGGCCAGTTGGCGGCGAACAGTGTCCGTCAGAGCTAGCCGACCTGACGTAAGGTCATCGGCCCCCGTTTGCAGGGTGGGGATACCAAACTGCGCCCGCGCCGCCGCCTTCTGCGCGGTGGTTCCGGGCAGCGCGGCGATATACAGTTCGGCGAAGTTCGCCACCGCCTTCTCAAACGCGGTGCGCGCACTATCGCCCCCGGCGCCGGTTCCGGTGGCGCCGAGGTTAATCAGTTGCTGTGCCATGGGTTACCTCAAGGGTGAAAGGCTGTCTCGAACGAAACCGCCAGCGTGTAGATGCCAGCGCCCGCGGGGGCCAAGGTGAACTCGGCCGGCACGCGGTACAGGCCCAGCTCGCCGAGCGGCGGCGTCCACAGAAAGGCCTTGGCCTTGCCGTGGCGGCGCAGAAAGTCGCGGATCGGTGCGATATAGGATTCGCGGCCAGTGAACTGCAGGGGCCAGGCTTGCGTCTGGCTGTTTATGCCGTCGCGCACATGCTGGGCGTAGCCATCGCCAAAGCGTGACGTGCGGGTGCGGTCATCGAAGGTGCCCACGGCGCCCACGCGTGGCGACCAAGTGAAAGTCTCTAGCGCCACGGCTTAGCCCCTCCCGTTCTGATTGCGATAGAGCATGCCGCCCGGCTTCAAGCTGGCGGCGGTCAGCTGCTGCCAGCGCGCATCGACGAAACGGCCCAGCTCGGCACCGAATTGCTCCAGGCCTGCGGGGGCGGACACGTCCGACGTGCCGTCGCTGTTGATGGTGATATGCACCTGGGGCGCCCCGCCGCCGCCCGTAGCGCCGGATTGGTTGGCAAGAAAGTCTTTCAGGTCGCCGTTGGTGCGCTTGTCGACCACCCGTTCGCCCTGATCGAGCAGCCAGGTGCCTTCGCGCGGCACGTTGTCGATGCCATCGTGGGCCATGCCCGCCAGGGTGGTGGCGGTGATCATGCCCACCGAGGCATAGCCGAGGCCGCGAATCAGGCTGGCGGCCGGGATGCCCATGATCGGCCCGAGTTCCAGCGCCTTGGCGGCGGCCACCTCGGTGCTGACCACCGCTTGCGCGATGGCCGCGGCCTTGCTGGCCAGAAACAGCACTTTGTAGGCGGCCGACCCTTCGCCGGCCATTTCTTTCATCATGTCCGCGGCGTTACCCGTCACGTCGGCGAACATGCCGAGCGTGGCCACCTTGTAGGCATCGCCGAGGCTCGACAGCTTGGCGTTGTTCTCGGCGGTGATTTCAGCGACGCGCGCAGCGTGCTGTTCTTCGTTGATCAGCTTTTGATCGAGAAACGCTTGCTGGTTGGCCAGCTCGGTTTCGCGCCACTTGGCCAGCTCCTGTTCAGCTTCGGCGACCTTGACCAGCTCACCCGCCGCGCCGCCCACGCTCGCATCGAGCCCGCCGAACTCGGGGGCCTCGCTCAGCGTGGCCTTGGAGATCCGTTCGGCCATCTGCGACCGTTCGCTGTCGCTGATATCGGTCATGGCCTTGAGGACGGCCAGGCGCTCGCGCAATTGGTCGGTTAGTTGCTCTTCCTCAGTGCGTAAACCGGCGACCAACTCAGCGTAGGCTTCGGTCTGTTCTTTCTGTTTTTCGAACGCTGAAATTGTTTCAAGCGCAGCGCGAGCCTGGACCAGCTGCCCATCGCTGGCCTTGGCCTGCTCTAGGTTGTAGATGGCAAGCGCTTCGCTGCTCATGCCAAGGGTGTCGGCCTGTTTCTGCAGGGCTTCGACCTGTTTTGTAAGTGCCGCAGCAGCCTTTTCAGCTTGTTCTGATTGGCCTCCACCCGCGCCCATGCCTAGGCCTGGACCTAAAGGCGGCTTGCCACCGTCGAGCTTTGGCTCGACAGGAAACTCAATCGGCGGTCCGCCCCGCATCGCAGCCTCGGCTGCAGCACGGAGCTTGGCCAACTCGCTCTCCAACTCATTGTCGTTGTAATAGGAAACAAGGCCGTCGCGGCCGAAGAATACGAGGCGATCAAGCGCACCGGATTCCTTCATCGTTTCGAGCCGCTCGATTTCATCGTTCAGCCGAACGATGTCATCCGCCGCGATACCACCCATGAATGCGGCCGCAGACTCGGCCGCCCACTGAATAAACTGAACCGTGTTGCGCGCAGCCGTGACGATTGTCGAGAACGATCCGACGACGGCCTTGGCCATGTCCGCCGCAGCTCTTGCTGTATCAGGATCGCGCAGTTCACTGGTGAGCTTCAGCAGCTCGGGCAATAGCTCAGCCGCAATTTGCTGCCCGACACCGCCGGCGACGCGCCCGAGAAGGTCCAGGTCATCTTGGAACTGCTTGGCTCCAGCGATGGTTTTTTCCGAGAGGATCAGCCCGAGGTTCTCTGCTTCCTCAGCCAGCCCACGCATTTCCTTCCCGCCGTTGCGCAGCAGCGGCGCGAGCAGCGTGGCGTCATCAGCGATGGCCTCCATGAAGAAGGTCATTTCCTGCTGATTGGCGCCTGCCTTTTCGAGGGTGTCGACATACAGCCCGAGCGCCTGGGGGCCTGAGAGATTGCGAAACTGTTCAGCCGTCACGCCGACCTTGGGCGCTACTTGCTCGAAAAAGTCTTTTAGCTCGCCGCCGCCTGAGGCCAGAAACTCGCCGACCTTGTCGTTAACATCTTTGAGGATGTCCGACAGCTTGTCGTTCTCGATGCCCACCGTGCGGGCGCCGGCTGCAAACTTCTGAAACTCAGTGGTCGACGATCCTGCAACCCTGGCAAGGTTCTCGATCTCTGCAGCGTTACTGATGCTACTTTTGACCCATACAGCCAGGGCACCAACGGCTACGGCTGACGCAGCGCCTACCGCCGCGCCAGCAGCGGAAGCACTCTGCTCGACTTGCTTGCGCCATTTGGCAGAGCTTCGCTCTGCTTTATCCATGCCGGCAACAAAGCCCCCAACGCGGGCTATAAGATCAAGCGTTAGCGTGCCCAGTGATTTGCTGGCCATGTCCTTTCCTCTGGGCAATTAAAAGCCCGCCGCAGCGGGCTGTAGAAGCAATCAGGTCCATGTCTCCATGGCCCGTTCCAGGCTCAGTTCCGGCTCGTCGTGGTGCGTGGCGAAGCTGTACGGGGTGTAACCCTCGGGGCGCTTGCTGTTGCGGCTGGCATACATAGCGGCCAACTGCGCACTGCCCCACTCCACGCGCATGCCGACGTTTAGCGAACCGCGGCGCTCGCGGTACGCCTGCCACTGGCGAAACTCGGCGAAGCTCAGGCGTTCTTTGGCTTCCGCGATGGTGCGCCCGCCGATGCCGTTGAGGACGAGTTCGTGCCAGATTTCGTCGACGCTTTCGGCTTCGCCTTCTTCTTTCCCAGCCCGTTGACCTCGCCAATCACGGCCAGCAGGGCCTCGGTCAGCGCGGCGCACAGCGGGCCGCGCTCGGGGTCGGCTTCGCCGTTTACGTCGCCGGCCGTCATCACGGGTTTGCCTTCGGCATCGCAGATACAGCTCGCGATCTTCTGCGCCACCGGGTCGAAGCCCGCCGCGGCGGCGGCCTTGTAGCCATCCACCAGCGTGGCGAACGACAGGCGGCGCACGTAAACGTCGGCGGTGATGCTTTCGCCCGCTTCGTTCTGCCAGGTAATGGACTTGAGGACAGGGGGGCCGGTAAAGGCCCCGGAGGCTTTCAGGGTGTCGAGGGTCAGCTGCATGGCTTAGGCCCCACCCTTCGGATGCCAGGTGCCCTTGCCCGAACGCTGGATAGCCAGCTGGGTGGTCACCACAGTGTTGCCTTGGAAATCCATCGGGAAATCGGAGACGTAGCCGTCAAACTTGAACCAAGTGCGAGTGGTTGGCAGGGTCAGCTGGCCGTCGGTAACAGTCGGGGCGTCGGTGCCGTCACTCCAGCCGACCACCCACTGGCAGTTCGCGTCGCTTTCGTCTTGAGACAGCTCATAAAGCTGCACATGCTCGGGCTTGCGCGGGTCGGCCTGCACGGTGGCGGTGGCCTGGCCGGGCGAGCGCAGCCCCTTGATCGACGTCTTGTCGCCGTCTTCCAGGGTGGTGGTTTCGATCTGGTCGGCGGGTGCGCCGCCGGGGTTCAGGTTGGTCACGCCGGGGATTTTCAGCACGGCCGTGGCGGCCGGGGCGAGCAAAAACAGCGACGTGCCTTGCGTCTTCATGGACATTGGGCGGTTTCCTCTGCGGGTTGTTTCAGGCGTAAAAAAACCCGCCGGGGCGGGTTGTCAGGGGTGTTCGGTCAGCGCGGCACAAGCCAGTCGACGTCAAAGCCAACGCGGTAGCGGCCGGTCGTAGGGTCGCGCGGGGGCGCGGCCCAGCGGGTAATGGTGGCGTGCGGGTCGATGGCATCGCGCAGGGCCGCGCGCACGGCCTCGGCGCTGCTGCCGGTGTCGGCGTAAATATCGACCTGCAGGCTATAGCCGTCCATGTCGGCGCCGCCGGCTAGCAGGCTGTCAGGCGCCCCGCCAACGACCTGCCACACGGCATAAGGCCGGGCGACACCCTCAGGCGCTTCGCCAAAGGGAAATAAGCGTACGGGGCCAGTGCCTAGCAAGGCGGTTACGGCCGCCGATGCGGCGCAAACGGGAAAGATCGGCGCGGTCATGCAGTGGTTCCTTTCTTCGCAGCGCGCTTGATGGCGCGGTCCAGGCCCTTCTCATAGTGGGTGGCGAACTCGTTGACGGTGGCACTGATGTTGTCGGCCAGAGCCGAACGCATGAATGGCTGGGCACGCATCTTCTCGGTGCCAAACTCCAGCAGGCGCCAGTGCGGCGTGGGGCTGCCGGATCCAAGGTCACCGCCATTTTCAAGCACGGCGCCTTTCAGTACGCCGATACGGAAACCTAAGTCACCGGTCCGCTTGTTCAGCCTCCCATTCCAGCGCACCGCGATGTTGTCGGCAATTGAGCGACCCGTTTCACTATCATCTAATGCCAGCGCGCCCTCTTTACCCTTGTGCGCGACCAGCAGCGCGGCTTTACGCAACGCCGTTCGCCCGCTGCGGCGCTTAGTCTCGTATTTTACCGACCCTAGCTTACCGATCAGCGACTCCATGCCGACCAGGGTGAAGTCGAGCCCGTCAGCCATTCGAAATTCCTTCGGAAACCGGAAGCGTGAGGTATTCACGGCCCGTCCCCGCGTCAGCCAGTACGCCGTGGATGTTATAGACGGTCCCACCATGCACTAGCCGCATGTCCGCACTGATATCTGCGCGGTAGCGTAGGGTGATGCGCGCTGTGATAACGGACTGCTGAGCCGCAGCGGAAATGAAGTCACGCGCGCTTAAGGGCTCGATTGCCGCCCAAGCTTTTGGCGGCACATCCTCCCAGGCCGAAACGATTTCACCTGTAGTCGGATCCTGTTGCTGCACCGGGCGCTGAATAACCATCCGATGACGGAGTTTGCCAGCGTGCATGTCAGTCTCCGAGGGGCGTGCCATCTAGATAACAGCTGGGCACCATTACCCCCTTCTCTTCTCTGTCGCCGCTATCTTCGTGTAGCGCTTCACGCAGCTCGCGCAGCGCCTGCGTGTTGGCCTCAAGGGCGGCGGTCATCCTGGCAAGAGCTTCTTCGCTGGAAATAGCCATGTCTTCAACCTTGGCGGAAGGCTGGCCTCCGCCTGCTACATTTATAGAAGGAATCACCGAAATAGCGGCCGGGAAGCAGCCTGTTAGAACCTCTTGCGGAACCAGAGGAGCCGCTCGAACGCCAACGGCACCGTCGTTACTGCCGGCCCGATGACCACCGCCTCACGATTCGCATACCAATGAGCAACCAGCAGTACAACCGCCTGCCAGACATCCGCAGTCAGCTCCATCTGGTCGGGCGTAAGGTCGACCCCTGGGGTGGCCACCACCAGGGTGCGGTCACAGTGCTGTTCGACATGGGCCAGCGCCGCTTCGACGTAGCCCTTGAGCAGCTCGTCCTCTTCGTCCGTATCGATGCGCACCTGGAGCTTGAGCTTGTCGAGCAATTCAGGCTGCGCGGCCCAGTCGATGATCATCAGGCGTCACCACCCGCTTCGGTGTTCACCAGATCGGCAGCGTCATTGCCTTCACTTTGCGAAGCGTCAGCCGTCGCGGTGTTGCCCTCCGGTGCTGCCGCAGCGCCTTCAGGCGCCGGAACCAGTTGCGTTTGCAGCGGCTCGGCCGGCTTGGTTTCCTTTGGCGCGGCGGGTTTGTTGGTGCGCTGCGCCGCGGGCTTTGGTTTGGCCGGGGGTTCGTCAACCGCCGGCTGCGCCAGGCCTTTGCCGATCAGGGTGTGGGCATACTCGTCGTCGACGTCATCGAACACCTGCCCGGCGACCACTTTGGACGACGCAACGCCGAGCAGGCGCGCATTGCCGATGAAGCCCCACTTGGCTTTGATTTTCATATCTGCTCCAGAAATGACGAGGCCGGCGATGCGCCGGCCTCATGTGTGGCTATGGGGTGGTTCAAGCGGTCGGGAACTGGCCCTTGACCAGCGCCTCGCGGCGGCGCACACCAAGTCCCAGACGCTCTTCCACGAGCAGTGCGCGCTCGTTCTTGATGAACTGATCGTTGATCAGGCCCATCTTGAACAGGAACGACATGCGGTCGAAGAGGATCGCGGCGCGCGCGAAGTTGGCAACCAGGAACTCGCCGCCGGTGGTTGCATCGCCCTCGTCCAAGCTGTCGGAGGTGATTACCGGGCGCCCCCAGAGCACTGGCGTGACCAGGCCCTGAAGGTTGGCGAAGAGGTAACGGTTCTGCGAGTCCTTCTCGAGCTCAATGTTCATCCAGTCCAGCTCGGTCATGACCAGGCCGTCGGCCGAGAGCTTGGACTGCTTGCGCACCTGGTAGATGCCACGGCGCATGATGTCGATGGCTTTGTCGCCGGCTTTAGTCAGCGTGGCATCGTAGGTGGTGGCCTGGGTCATGAGGCCGTTCAGGTTCTCACCGGTACCGTCGCCCTTGAGGATCTGTGCTTCCTCCTCGAGCTTGAGGTCGTAGCGCAGCAGCTCCTGGATGTAGCCAAACAGCTGCGGGACGTCATCCAATGCTTCGTCGGTCACCGGCATCCACACCGCAATCTTCTTGATGCGGTCGGTGACCGTCTCGAAGGTCACGTTGCTGGTCGGCTTCAGCGCGCCCTCGGCGACAGTGCCGGCACCACGGGTATGCAGGAGCTCCTTAAAGTAGCTGTAGCTCTGGCCGCTGACCGGGATGGAGGTCAGCAGGTCGCGAATGCGCAGCTCCTGGCGGAGACCGGGCTGAATGGTGGGGTCGTAATTCGGCACCACAAGGCCAGCGCTGGTGACCTTGGTTTCCTTCATGGTGGCGAGGTCGGATTTGGTCACCTCGATCTGGGCGAGGCCGGTCTTCTGACGGTCCTTGTAGCTGTCGTCGCCCTTGACCATGTCGATGAAGGACTTGCCTTCGCCCGGCTGGCCGCGTAGGCGAACGCCCTTCTGCTCGAGGTCCTGCACCTGGTCGATGACCTTCTGCAGCTCGCCCTTCTGGGTTTCGATCTGCTTTTTCAGGTCACCGGTGACGGTGTTGCCCTTCTCGACTTCAGCAATTGCTGCGTCGTACTTCTTTTGCAGGCCCTCGAAACCGCTCTTCAGTTGCAGCTCGATGGATTCTTTCAGCTCTTTCACTTCGCTCATGGCGATACTCCGAAATGGTGGGTGAACAGGTTGGAAATGCTTTTCAGCTCATCCACGATCGCCGTGGCCTCGCTGCCGCCGTCACGGCGCAGCGCGGGATAGCCGAGCGAAGCGACTGCTGCCGCTTCCTTTTGGGAGAGCCCCATGCGTTCGCGCAGGGCATTCTCGAACAGCCGGATATCCGACTTGACGCTGAGCACCTGGGCTTCGGGGTTCATGCCGAAGGGCACGAACGACGCCTCCCAGAGCTCAGCGGATTTGATGACGCGCACGTTGCGGCCGGCGCGTTGCTGGTGGTCCGCTTCCAGGGTGTTGAAGCCGATCGACATGCTGTCCAGCGAGCCGTCCTTCATCAGCTCGTAGGCGTCGCGCGCGTAGCTGACCGCGAGGTTGACGCGCCCCTTGAGGTATAGGCCGTGGTCGTCCTGGCTGAATTCAGAGGTGCCGACCAGCCGGGTCAGGTCGTGATACAGAGCGAGCTTCAGCCGACCGTTGCGCGCCGTTTTGACGCTGGTGAATGCACCCTTGAGGATGACGTCATCGCCCAGGTCGACGTTGTCGAACACCGCGGCGTAACCCTCGAAGTTGCCGGCGTCGTCGGCGGCCTTCACCTCGAAGGGGCAATCAAGTTTGCTGAGCATTGGTCTGCATCTCCCATCGGGTGACCCGGTTGTATTCGTCGCCATCGAGCGGCGGCTCGTTTTCTTTGGCACGCACCTGGTTGATCGAAAGCCAACCCGAGCCGCCCGAGCCACCTAGCGCCGCGGTGTAGTAGGCGGCGCGCCCGGCGCTGTCCGCGCGCAGCAGGCCTTCCACGACGAACTCGACAAAGCGGCCGGATGAGCGAAAGAGCTTGTCGTTGAACTCGTCCTCGACCACATCGATGTAGGGCTTCAGGCCAAAGGTGACGAAGCCGATCAGCTGCTGCTCCAGGTTCGAGCCCATGATCGAGGTCTTGCCCGCGCGGTTGGCGAGCCAGAGCGGCACGCCGTAGATACCGGCGAGCGCCTCTTCCTGGAACTGCTGGGACTCGATGAACTGAGCGTCTTTCTGACTCAGCCCGGCGGGCACGATCTTGGGGTTGCCCTGAAGGATGGCCATCTTGCCGATGTCATCGGCATCGCCCTCACGCACGTCCGGAAACTTGGCGAGGATCTGCTTTTGCTGCGCATCGGTCAGGAACTGCTCGTAGATGACGTAGCCACCGGTGAAGCCGCCCTTACGCATGAAGCGCGATGACCACTGCTGCCCCGCCTTGGCCAGGCCCATGGTTTCGGCCTGATACTCGATGGGCGACATCCCGACGAGGCCATCCAGGCTGAATATCTTGAAATGCAGCATGTTCTCCGGTGAAACGGGGAAGCGGGCGGCGTCCTTGGGTTGCACCCAATAGAGCAGGTCCTCGTCGGTGTCGATGGTGACCGAGTCGATGCCCAGCGGGACGAGGCCTATCGCATCGCCGTTGCGGTTGCGCTCGACCAGGGCAAACGCATTGCCGCGCAGCGCCATGTTCACGACGACGAACTTGAGGAAGTTCAGCATCGTCATGTACGGGTTCGGCTTGCGCAGCAACTTC